AGAATCGTCCCGTTCACCAATTGCGTGCTCATGGTCGCGGTTTTCGTAACCAGCCCGGTCGTGCCCGTCGCGTCCGTGTACTTCACCGTGAACGTCTGCCCGCCTGTGTGTCCTGCCACCACCACCGGCATCATCTGCACCCCGACTCCATCCGCGTGTCTTGGTAGCGGTGTCGTGTTGTCCATGAACTGTTCATCGAGAACAGACTCATCGATGAAACCGTAGAACCCCACGTAATCGCAGAGGATCATCTGAAGCGGAGTCGCCGCAGCGGTCGGCGTCATCACCAACAGTTTGCGGAGGAACTTCTTAGACGGCGAGACATTCCCGCCATGCCTCAAGCCGCCGTCTGTGCTTTGACGGAGCGCAGTAAAAACGCCCGACGTTCCGATGTAGTAGTTCGGTGCAGGGTTGCCCGGAGACATCGACAGATCAAACCACACGCCCGCGCCCGTGGTCTGCGTGGCCTGCTTGCGGAACGAGGCGTACAGATACTGCCCCGCGTCCTGAGCGTCAGCCATCACCCGAGCATTGGCGAAACCTGCCATCAGTCCGCCGTCACGTCCAATTCACCGATAGCAAACTGCGGTTGAATGCCGGAGGTCACATTCAGAGTCGCAGACAGCGCACCAGAAACCAGAATCTGCCCCGCCCCGCTCGACGTGGTCACGACAGAAAAGTGCGTGATGGCGTTCGTTCCGCCCGTGGCTTGCGGGAACTGAATCAGCGCAGCATTCGAGAACGTCGAACCGCCGTCAGTCCAGGCCGTCGCACGAGTCACCGCGACACGCGCATAACTGGTGTAGGTCGCCTCGCTGGTCGTGGCAGTCCCAGCCTCGCCCGGATCGCCCGTGTGCAGCGCGATGTAATGGGTGACATCAGCCCGCCACGCTGGGTCTGTACCGACCAACATCGCCTTGAGGATGTCGTTCTCGGTGGTGTTTGACATTGACATTTGATTACTCCATGACCGCGCCGGTCAGATTGCCGTCCGCGTCCTCTGTAAATTTGACGGTGCCGCCCTTCTCCACCGAAACATTCACGTTTGGAGGGGAAATGTTGACGACGCTTGCGGGTTGCTCGGGCACGTTCACCGTGATCTGCGGTGACTCGACGTTGATCGCCGGGAACTGTACAACCGGGGCCAATGCCTGCGGGACGTTCACAACAGCAGCCGGGAATTGAATTCCCGCGATGGCTTCGGCAATCGTCCGGCCCAATTCAGCGAAGTCGATGGGCTCAGGCTGTGCGCTTGGAGCGGACGGTTGTGCTACTGGCGCGGACGGGTCTATTACGTCAGACGTAACAGGCGCAGTCACATCAAGCGGGTCAGCCATGTCACCCAGAGTAGGGCCTTCGGTCGTGACGCTTTCCAGCTCCTCGGTCGGGTCAAGATCAGGAGAGAGCATCCCGCGCCGCTGTTGCTCCCGAATGGCCGTTTCCTTCGTGATCAATCCGCCCTGCTGCATTGACAGGATCAACTGAGCAGATGCGTCCGTGAGATTGGCGCTGCCGTAATCCTTGAATAGACTAACGTGCCCGCCTTCGGGGAGTCCGATCCACGCCGCCATGTATTGAAGGCACTGGTCTAGAGAGTCCTCGAACGTCTCGACGATGCGCTGTAGCTCGCACTTGTTCGCTTCGTGCTCGTTGTTCGACTCAGTGGCTGATCGGATGCCGGGCTTTTGAACCAGCAGTTCAGCGCCGGTCTGGATCATCTGTTGCTCTAGGTCTTGGAGCGACTCCCGGCCTGCACCGATGGCCGCGCCTGAGTGCTCGATGAACTTCATGTCCGCATCGACGGAATCAGACCGAACGCCTGCACTCGCGCCAACCACAACCTGAGCAGTCTCAGGGAAGCCTTTCAGAAACAGGATCGGCACGCGAGCGACGTGGACGATGGTGTCTTGATCCGACTGCGACTGCCAGTGCTTGACGTTCAGGAACGCGAGATCGATCAACGGAGGGTAGCCCTCCATGAACTCCTCACGCACGCCATAGAACGGCACAAACGGTATGAAGTCCAGCGAGGTTGTGCCCTCATCAAACAGGACGTACTCGCCCTTTTCGTTCGGGCGGTAAATCTGCCACGCGCCAGGAGTGAGGACGCGGACTTGATCGACGCACTTCACGCCGAACTCGCCATCTTCGACCTCGACCGACTCCATCAGCCGCAGCTGGGTGAGCGTCTTTGATCCGTTCACCTTGGCAGTCTTCCAGCCGAGAATCTGCTCGTGCGTGACGTGGACGAAGTACGGACGCGCCCCGGTGGCTCTTTCCTCGGCCAGCGTGCGAATCTCGGACGTTTGCGGGTAGTCAACCAGCACGCCCTCGAAACCATAGGCAATCACATCGCGGAACAGCGCAGACGCGAAGGCGTGCAGGTTCCGGCCTTCCAAGTCGGCGTTGTCCAGGTACTCACGCAGGACAGGCGGCACATCATCGCCGATGGTGATCTGCTTGGAGAACGGCTTACCTGCCATCACAGCCACCGTGCGAGATAGTGCCGGGTACAGGGTCGCCGTCTTCACTCGCAGTTCGTAGGACTCGGCATCCTCTTTCGCCCACTTAGGCAACAGATGCTCGCGCCTTGCACGCATCTCGCGCGTGCCTTCCATCAATGGATGGATCAATTCCCAATCCTGCGCCATCTCTGCGACTTCCGGCGACTGATCCTGTACTTTCGTGGTCATAGTCTCAGCGCCGAAATGGTGACGTTTCGCCGGACAACCGGGAACTTGTACGCGACGAAATAACCGGCAGCATCGATGACGTGATCGAGTCCCCCGGTTTTGTCTGGTTCGCCGTGTTTGTCATATGGTTGTTGTTCCAACGATTCAACGAGACTCGGACAGGTGTCCGGGTTCACCTTGTATTCACGTGTCTCGATGATCTTGTTCATGCTCAGCACCCGATCCTTGACCGCAGGATTTGCCGGGTTCACGCACACCGAGAAGCGGGCCTGCCTTAAGAGGCTGATGTCCGACTCGCTGGCGTTCTGACTCTTGCGGTTGTTTCCGCTAGCGTCTGGGTAGATAAAGATGGAATTCAGCGGGTAACGCTTGCGGATCAGCGCAATCATTGCCGGTGTGTCGAATACCTCGGTGAACTCATCAACCGCGTATGGAAGCCCATCCCGTAGGACGTGGACTACAGCCGCGCCGTGCGTGACATTGAAGTCCATCCCGATGTGCAGCGGTTCTGCCTCGATGACCCTTGCCGTTGTCGCGTTCAGATTTCTATCGAATGCCGGATAGACCGAGCCCGCTGCGAGGTTGACGAACTCGCCGTCTAGGTAAGCGGACAGCAGGTTGCTCGGGTAACTGTTCCGAAGGTTCTCGATGTAGTCCGCAGGCAAATGCTCTGCGTTGTCCATCGTCTTCGCCCGGAACAACACATATCCGGGCTTGCGATCCTTCACCCACCGTTCGTAGACGAAGCCGAAACCCTCCGGCGTCGTCGCCACCGCGACCGTGTTTGCAATCGGGCATTTCTGCCGATTCCGCGCGATGATCTTGTTCCAGGCATCCCGAGCCAATGCAACGGGCATCGTGTCCAGTTCGTCGCAGATGCTGTGCGCCACCTCGTAGCCGACGATGCTGGCCGGTGTGGACATCGAACGGAACATGATCCGCCCGGCGTTCGGGAACTCAATGTGAGGGCTTGTTCCGCCTCGCGCCTTGTATGCCCATCCCTTCCGGTCGCACAGTTCGGGAAACCGCCGCATGGCGATGTCCTCGACCAGAGGAAAGCTCGGCAAGTAGTAGGCGATGTCGCACTGAGGGAAATGCGCCTTGAGCGCCATTGCCCGCGCTATTGCTGCGGCAGTCTTTCCCGATCCGAACCCGCCCACAAAGCACGGGTACGGTTCACGCGATGTGGCAAATGCCTTCTGCGTCGGCGTGAGGCTCACACAAACTCGTCAACCGATGCGGGCAGGGACTTCGTCGTCACTGTCTGCTCAGACTTCTCGACGTGAACGCCTGACGCTTTCCCTCGTGCGATTTCAGCCGATATAGCCGCCGCGATCTGGTTTGACTCCATTGCCCTGTCCCGCAGCATTTGAAGGTCAGCAAGGTGGCTTTCCAGCGTGATCTGCGCCTTTTGCGCTACTGGTGCCCGCAGTTCTGCAACCCTTGACGCGACCTTGACGTTTGCCATGATGCGTGAAGCGTTCTGCTGCACAGATTCCGGCTTTGTTCCTGGTCGGACGTTGAACGCCACGCGATAAGCATCCGCCTGCGTCTTGCCGCTGGCGACCTCTTGCGCGAATCGTTCCTGCTTTGGTGTCATAGGTTCCGCCTAGGTGCGCCCATAACGACTGACCGAATGGCTGGGCGCTGCGCTTCTCACTCTCAGCGCGTTCGACAGAGTGCGTGCCGATGAGTTGCCCCGAGGTTGCGAAGCTCGGGCCGGGTGCGCCTGCCGGGATAGTTGGTGGGTCGGCTCACTTGGATAGAACCCAATGCGAAGCGTGGAGCCGCCCACCGTAATCTGCCGCGCAAATACAAAAGCCCCATACGGCTAAGTAGGGGCTTAGGGGCCGAAGCCATGAAAGTTGGCGTCACTCTCAACGACTCAGCCACCTCTAGGGTGGCGTCGCCTGTCCATCCGCAAGGACAGGCTTCTGTGCGTATACGCGGAGCGTTGGCCGCGAGTCTATCCTGTCTCCTGAGCGATGTCAAATGCCCCGCTTTCGCTCCCGCCTCATTGCCAGTTTCGCCGCGTGCGCCTTGATGTCTGCGTGATCGTCAGGATGCGCGAAGATGCCGCGCACTTCTGGTGTGTCTGCCTTGCGCTGGCGGAACTCACGCTGGCGATCGGCGGTGGTTTTGACTGTCAAAACCCGCTCTCCTGAAACTTTCTTTGCAGCACGTCGCGGCGTCGCCTGATGTATTCTAGCGCCGCAGCACGCAGGCGGGCGTCTTCTGGCAAGGACAAAAACAGCGCCAACAAAATCCACGCTGGGGAGAGTAATGCCCCCCAGATCAGCGCATGAAGCATCAGTTCTATTCCGTCCATTGTTCATGCCACCGAGTAAGCCACGACAAAGCCGAAGCCGGGAAAGTTCATGCTGTACGAGGACATCAGGCCGCGCGCCACCGCCTTTTCTGCGGCGCGCTTTTGTGGGACGGTCATTGCGAAAGCCAGCAAGCGGCCGTTGTTGGATGCCTTGGCTGCTGCGATCACTTCGGTCATTGAGTAGGTGGTCATTTTGTTTGCTCCGTTGCGGTTGGTGTGGATGAATAATAGCACCGTTACGCGTAACGTCAACACTTTCTTTTAGGGACAAACCCTACACCCC